TGTAAGATTGGTGAGGTAGTTGTCGTAGGTGGTGTACGTAGATCAGCTATGATCTCTTTGAGTAACCTCAGTGATGATCGTATGCGTCATGCTAAGTCAGGTGCATGGTGGGAGAATGATCCACAACGTGCCTTAGCTAATAACTCTGTGAGCTACACAGAGAAACCAGATGCTGTATCCTTCATGCGTGAGTGGATGGCACTGGTAGAGTCAGGAAGTGGAGAGCGTGGTGTATTCAATCGTCAAGCAAGTAAGAAGCAAGCTGAAAAGAATGGTCGGCGTGATCCTAACTATGAGTTCGGGACTAACCCGTGTAGTGAGATCATACTTAGACCGAATCAGTTTTGCAATCTCACTGAAGTTGTGGTACGTGCGACAGACAGCATGGAAGATCTTGAGCGTAAAGTTAAACTGGCTACGATTCTGGGAACCATACAATCCACCTACACCAAGTTTCCATACTTGCGTAAGGTGTGGAACAAGAACACAGAAGAAGAGCGTCTGTTGGGTGTGTCACTTACAGGGATAATGGACAACTCCTTGATGACTATTAAGAACAAAGGCTTGGAGAAGACTCTTGAATATCTTCGTGGGATTTGTGTTTCTACTAATGCTGAATGGGCTGACCGTCTTGGTATACCTGTTGCTGCTGCAATTACATGCGTCAAACCGTCAGGGACGGTATCGCAATTGGTGGATAGTGCCAGTGGCATACATGCTCGCCATAGTCCCTATTATATCCGTACTGTGCGTGGTGATAATAAAGATCCCCTAACACAGTTCATGACTGATCAGGGCATTCCTAGTGAACCTTGTGTTATGAAGCCAGATCAAACAACGGTATTTAGTTTTCCTGTAAAGTCTCCAACTAAGGCAGTGGTTACTGAAGATATGACAGCCATTGAACAACTTGAGACTTGGTTGATGTATCAACGATATTGGTGTGAGCATAAACCCTCAGTGACAATCAATGTGCGTAAGGATGAGTGGTTTGAAGTAGGTGCATTTGTGTACAAGTACTTTGACGAGATGTCGGGCGTATCCTTCTTGCCTTACAACGAGCACACTTATCAACAAGCACCCTATCAAGAAGTAGATAAGGATCAGTATAAGGACTTGCTTTCTGCTATGCCATCTGCTATTGCTTGGAGTGAGCTGGCTAACTACGAGAAGGAAGACAACACAGTATCAATGCAGACAATGGCCTGTACAGGTGATGTTTGTGAGATGGTTGATATAACATAGGAGAAATAAAATGTATGTTCTAGTGCTCATAATGTTCTTTGAAGATAGGTATAAGATCCAAGGTCATGATACGTTCTTTCCAAGTCAGCTTGCTTGCCATCAGTTTGCAGCTCCACTTAAAAAAAGACTTATGGACACTAGACCTTCACCTAACTCTGATGTAAAATACTATTGTTTTGAAATCCCTAAAGAGGTTTAAATGAAATACGATCCAGTAAACAGCCCAGCACATTACAAGTTAAGTGGTGGTATAGAGTGCATTGATTATATTAAACAGGTGCTAACCCTTGATCAGTTCATTGGTTATTGCCACGGTAATATGATCAAGTATCAACACAGGTACATGTACAAGGGTAACCCTGTTCAGGATATGGAGAAAGCAGAATGGTATCTAAATAAAATGTTAGAGGCAATGGAGGAAATGCACAAATGAAACCATACGAAGAAGGTATAAAGGCTTTTAGAGAGGGCAACTTAGGTAACCCTCATAAGCTAAATACTAAGCAGGGCAGGGAGTGGGAGATGGGCTTTAACAAAGCTTACTTCCGTAACCTTGAAAGGGTTAAGTTGAATGAACAAAAACAAAAAGAGTCTTGAAGAAGAGGCCAAAAGTTACAGGCAGAAAAAGATAAAGCCACCGCTGAAAAACAAAGCACTTACTTCTCGTAGGTACTTAGCTGGTCAAGCGATGGCTGCGTTGTTATCAAGATCTCCAGGTCACATACACAGAGGAGATATAAAACGTGAGTCATATGATTGGGCTGACTTCATGTTAGAGGATGATGATGAATAACAAAAGGGGGCTTCAAGTGGCCCCCTTAAGTTTATTCTAATCCAAGATCTTTTTTTAATTTCTCTTCGTTATTAGCGAAGTTCTCTACTAGATCTTCTAGCAACAATAGTTGATTTACATCTAGTGTCCACATATCTTTTTCATTTATTTTAAAATAATCTAAGGCTCTTCGTAGGTCTGCTTTTTTACCTTTATTTTTTACGGTAAAGATAAGCTTAGTCTTTTTTTCTTCTGGATCAATAGACCTATCTAAGGCTTCTAAAGAATCCTTCTTAGCTATAGACAATATGTCTGTAAGAGTATTACGTTTCTCCCTTAAGGATAGACTGTCCCACTGACCACTATCGACTACAGAATCCGCATAGATTTCTAAACGTGGACGGACATACCTATTAAAAACATTAACTGCTTCGGGAGACTTACTCCTTATCTCAGTTTGCCATTGAGGTTTACCAACATCATTATACAGTTTTTGAATAGTGGTTGAAGGCAGCACTTCCCTGTAGCCAGAAAGTCTACCAATAGGGACTTGACCAGGCTCTCTTGTAAGAGCTTGTTCCTTCTCTGTCGTAGCTATACCGACACGACTCTTCATCTCATCTGGATCAACAGAAGCATCGGCTAATACCTCAAAGATCTGATCCATGTATCTAAGGGAATCATTAACAACTTTATTACCCTCTTTCTTATCAACTACTTTATAATCCTCTCCCCTAGCCATAGCAACAGCTTGGTTGATTGGGTCAAACCTTCTAGTAAAACCTGATACGTGTTGTGAAGTTAAATCTCCAAGAAACATACCGGTTAATTCTAAAAATTCTCCATCTTTAGCTTCACCAGCAAGGTAAATAGCTTTACCTACTATACCAAAAGCTTCTCCCATATCGTCAGTTAAAGCACGAGTACCAAAGTTATCTCCAAAAGCTACAAAAAGATCTTGTGGTACTGACCCATCACGTATTGCATGAGCACCCATACGACCTACAAGCATGGGAACATTTCTTGGGTAGTCGTAGAGGTAACTTTTTACAGCACCAAACTCATCCCTGTCTTCATACCAAGCAAGCCCTTCTTCTAAGTTATCTATCTGAGATACTGTTGCTATTGCTACAGTTCCCCAACCTACAGCTGTTTTAGTGCTGAGATCCATTGTATCCCTAGTAACAACATCTTTACCACCAGCTTTAATTGTATACTTATTAAGTAAGCTTAAGCCAGAGTGATCTAACATAAATGCAACACTGTTATTCCAAAACTGTCCAAACGGAGCTAATGCACCAAGCACAGGCACTGACCTAACGTTTTCAATTATGTTTGCAGTTTGACCTACTAGATCGTCTTGATTACCAAACTTCTTAGAAAAGGTATTCCTTAGTGCATTTTGTACAGCTCTAGCTTCAAGTTCAGCAAACTCTTTGAATGCCTCTGATCCTGGCTCCGATAACAAACCAACAAGATTTGGATCATCCATAAACTCATGATAGGTTTTATTATACTTAAGTCTAATCTCCCTATCCAAAGAGTATTGAAACTCCTGTGTTTTTGTCAAAAAGTCTTGAGCTTTAACACCGTAAGCTGTCTCAAAAAAGTTACTAAATTTTTGATAATTACTTTTATTTGGAATCTCTTTTGGATTTAGTTTAAACTCATCTAAAATACCTTTGAGTTCTACTCCACCATTAATATACCTAAACAACTCTTGCTGTGCACCTGGACGAATAGCAAGATAGTCCATAACAGATTCATAAGTCCCGTAAGCATCAACCATATTACGTACCTTCTGTCTTTGAAGGCTCATCATTTGAGTAGCTAAATTTTTATACTTAAGTGCATTTACACTATCACCCTTCAGGGTATTAAACACAGAACCACCACCATACAGAGCAGCACGAATCATATCAGATGCACTTTGATTTATTGTTGCAGCTTTCCAACCAATAACGTTTAGGCCCGTGGTTCCAGGATGAGTAACAATAGCTCTTACTAAATTCTCTTGTACGTTTACTAAACGTTCACCAAAAGTTTTCTTTATTCCTTTTTCTTTTTCTAAAGGATCTAAAACTGCCTTAGCTGCTTTTTCTGCAGATGTTTTTTTAGGGTCAAGCCCCATAGCCTGAAGACGTTTAGCTATCTGAGACTCTACGTTTAATCTTTGACCTGCTTCACTTGCAGTCTTTGCACCGATATTTAAAAAGTCTTCAAAAGAAAAATCTTTAAGTTGATCTGAAGAATCACGAAGTATCTCATAAGCTTCTTCTACAAGTTTTTTATTTTGTGATGGCATATCTTCAAGTGCTTCTTTAATATATAAAGAAACCTGCATGTCCTCTGGTTTTTTATAGCCAGCCTTACTTAGTACAGAGGCTACACCATCCCAACCCTCTTCTTCACTACCAATAAAAAACTTTAAGGCAAACTCGGTGTCGTAATCTACAGAAGTCTTAGGGTTGTTAGAAACCTCAGTAAGTTTTTTACCTTCCTTAACCATCCTAGCCCAAGTAGTTGTTCTTTCTTTTAGTTCAAAAAGTTCTTGAGCTAACTGTTCAGAAGATAGTTTTTGTAATCCCTCAAACTTCTTAACTTGACCAGCCCTATGTAGTTGTATTGAAGCTAGAGGTATGGCCTTTTTGTTCTTAAGATATACTAAACCAAGTTGTGTTGCTCCACCCAATGCACCAGTGGCTGTAGATATGCCAGCTTGAAAGGGATCTATCTCCTCTTTAAATCCAGATATAACTTCTGCTTTTTGTTGTGCTACATCGAGTGCACCAGCAGAGACCATATCAAAACCAAGAGAACCATAGATAGATTTTTTATCGGCTTTATCCAGTATAGCTTTAGTCTTAGACTTTTTTAGTGCCTCTTGATAAGCTCTTTGAGTGACTTCAGTTTGAACTTTAGCTGCAGCTTTTTTACTGCCAGTTCTTTTTAACTCTTTTGATGCTGCCTGTCTACCAACCCTAAAGGCTAATTCTTTAGCTCCCTGTACAGCAGTCTTACTGGCACCTATACTAAAGAGCTTACCTGCACCAAGAGATACTATATTAATTGGGTCCACAATAAACGCTCTAGCGTAGTCGTACACAGCATCAGCTTTTTCTCCAGTGGTTCTGTCTTTGCTAAAGGCACCACCCAAAGAGTCAAACAATTTGTAAGCATCCTGTGCAGCTTTACGTTTGTTAGCTAACTTAACATCATCACCAGTGTTTAAAAAGGTAAGCTCACTTAAGGTTATTAACGACTGACCAGAATTAAAGCCACGCATATGATTTACATAGGAATTAATAATGTCTTCTTTATCATTCTTAGAGGTATCCATACCATGTCTCTGAGACATGTACCGTTCAATAACTTCAAAGTTATCATCAACAGATAAGGTTTCTACAAGACCTTTACCCTCTGTTTTTGTAGGTTCAAATCCTTCAGGTACAGGTTGCGTATCTTCTATAACTTCATTATCCAACTCAGTTGGAGTCGAAATAGCCCTTAGTTTATCTGCGTAGCTGGTCACTATTAAATCCCCGAAAGAGTGTCTAAATAAGTTTGGTCAAGACCAAAACCTAAATCGTTTGTAAATACAGCGGCTGCTAGTCCCCCCCTAGCAATAAAGCTTAATGCTATGCTGGGGTCTAGTTTCATCATGGCTTTATAAGCTTCATAATCTTTATCATTATTTAAAAGATTTTCTATTCTTTTAATTTCTTTTTGTTTTTCTCTAACCTGCCCAAGTGTTAAATTCTCACCTAATTGTTGGCTATCAGGTATAGTATCATCATAATCACTCAAAATATTAAGTGTCTGAGTTTGTATCTCAGCAAAACTTTCGTCATATCTACCCTGTACAGTTTTTTCCATCTCGTTTATTTGTTGAACTGTATAGTCTTCTTGTTCTGCTAATACACCAAGATCAGTTGTAACCCCTAGTGGACCTTCCTTACGACCCCTAATTGTAGGAGCAGAAACACTAGCTTCAATATCTGCACCTGTAACACCCATGATATTAGAAGAGTATACGTCATACATAACATCCTCTAAGTCTTTTGGACTAAAGATCTTACCAAGTATTGTAGACTCTTGTTGTTCAGGCTTTTTAATTTTTGCACCAGTAATAAAGTCTGGTGTAGCCTGTTTAATTAAATCTGCGGCAGATACGTCACTAGGTGCAGCATAATTAGTTGCTTGAATTACAGCATCATTAAGAATTGTTTCGGTTAGTCTACCCTCTAACTCCGCAGCTTGTGCAGCTGCAGCTATTCTTAAAAGTTCTTTTGGGTTTTCAGATAGTATACCGAGAGAAGATTCTTTATCTAATCCTTTTGAATCTAGATAATCATAAGCAGCTTCAAGTTTTGTGCGAGACTCTTGAACTTCTTGCTGTCTTTTAAGTCCAGACTTCCACAAATACTCTTGCATAGCATCTGACTTAGACTTAGTATACTCTCTATTCTCTTTCATCCTATCAGCTAAACCGCCTAAGAATGCTCCACCTAAAACTGCACCTAACATATCTTACCTCGCCATTAAACCTTTTGGTTTTACTTCTTCTTCAACTGCTAGTTCTTCTTGAGGCATGGCCTCTGCTGTAACAGCTTCTTCAGACTCTTTTAAGAGTGCGTAGCCTTTATCTTGTTGATCTTGTGGGGTAGCCCTATTAGCAGCAACAAGCATAGCTGCCCTTTCCATTGGATCTACCTTAGGTTCCTCAAAGGTTTCTTGATACTCTACTCCAGCTTTATCGGCAGCCTTCATAATAAATTTTCTTACGATGGGTTCTGCAATAAGGCTAATATCAATACTATGTACACCCTTTGCCACTGCACCAGTCATAATAGAATCACTTAAGTTCTTAGCAGGTACACCAAAGTCTAGAGCAAAGAAAACATTATCAATAACTTCTTCATCAGAGATACGATCTATATGATATCGAATAGCCTCATCAGGATCTGTTATCTGTGGGGGTCTTTCCCAAGGAAAGTTTTTAGGTTCATCTGTTAAAGATTGGCCAGGAATTGCTCCTTGAAGTGATTGTATCATTATTCTACTCCTGCGTAGTAATTAGCTTTAGATACTCTGTTTTTCATCATAGGTTTTCCTGGTCTTAAATATCCTTGTGAAAATACACGAGCTGCTTCTTCTGCAGTTTTAGTTTCTTGTAACTTTTTCATAAACCTTCCCTCAGAAGTGTTTTGAACTTCGTGTATAAAAAAACCAAAAGATGCTTCGTAAGAATCTGGATTTAAATTATTTTCTTTTGACCAAGATTCAAATGCTTTTCTTCTTGGTCCAGTCCACATCGCAAAACCCCTACCACCTTTAGAACCAGGAACTACAGGTTTTATTTCTTGCAGGTAATTAAACCCACCTGTTTCATGATCAAAGTTACCTACTATACCTGCAGCTTGAAAATCTGTTAAACCCAAAACTTCTGATACATCTCCCATAAGCCTTTGTCCAACATCTTCTTTATTAGCATCTTTAACCATAGCTTTAGGTGTATCAGACATACCAAGATTTTTCTTAGCCTCTGCTAATTCGGGGGCATCTTCTTGAAATACCTCATTAAGAATTTCGTCCCAACTTTGACCCCAAGATGCTACTTGTTTAGAAGTATCTGCGTAGGTATTTTTTACTTTTTGCATTTCACCTTTTGCACTAGGCATACCTACAGTCTGTGCTTTAGGTTTAGATCTAGCCCGACCTAACCCAATAATACTATCTGGCTCTTGTATATCAGTAGTATTTTTACTTAGTAAAGCAGACTTTTTTCTTTGTCTGTCCTGTCTTAAACTTAGCGACATATTTAAACCTCTTTCAAGTTTTAGAAATCAATAATTTTTAGGAAGACTTCAGATAAAAAATCTCCGCTTTTTGAGGTAGCTTCAATTTTAGCTTGAAGCTCTGCAGCTGTTACAGTGGCATCTGCTGCCATTTGTTGCAACAAAATTTGAGTAGCATTATTGGCATTACTTTCAGCGGTTTGAAAAGCTAAAGACATAATATCACGTTCACGTTGCCATACAGCGTCTAGATTAGTTTGAGTCATTGAATTAATAGCTGTAGCAAAAGTCATATTGCTTTCATTTTGTGCAGCAGTATTAAGCGTAGCTATATTCTGTCTCCACTGAGCATTAGCTTGCGCCACAACTAATCCATTAGTTGCATTAAATTGATCTCGTTGTTGTTGTAAGTTAGCATTAAACTCACGAACAGCATTTACAGAATTTACATTAAACTGATTTACGGAATTAGTTTGTGCTGCATTAAACTGTGAAGTTTGACTGGACAATGAAGCAAAAAATTGTTTAGTTTGATTTTCACTTGAAGCATTAAACTGTAGTGCAGCATTCTCAGCGGCTTGATCAGTAAACAAAGCTTGAACATTTTGTTGTGACTTAAACAGTGCAGTCTGCTGTTCTCTATCAAGGTTTGCCATATCCATTGCCAAGAAGTTCTGAGCATTTTGTACTGCAGCTTGTTGACGATTATTAAGATTAGCCATGTCCATGTTAGCAACTGCAGCAGCTTCTGCCATGATACCGGCTTGACGATTAGACAGATTAGCTAGGTTCATGGTATTAGCAGCACGAGAGTTCTCTAAAGCTACCTGCTGCTCTGCTGTAAAGTTCATGTTAGCTATGTCAGCAATACGAGAAGAGTTCTGTACACGAGCTTGGAAGGCTTGATCAAACTCTTGACCCATAAACTGAGCACGTTGTTGTGCACCTAGCATAGCACGTTGTTGACGGTTTGACAAGTTCTGAGCTTCAAAAGATGCAATTGTTTGTGCATCTGCTTGAGCAATAGGTAAAGCTGATTCCATAGCTGCTTGTACGGCAGCTTGTCCAGCAAGGCTACTAGCACCTAATCCACGAGCAGCCATAGCACCCAGAGCATTACGCATTGCACCAGCTGCCCATGCAGGTGTATCACCACCTTCAAACTGTTGCATAAGACCTTCTAATTGGCCCTGTACAGTAGCTTGTTTACTTGGGGTAGCCTGAGCAGCCTGAATTTGTTCAGTAAACTTAGCAGCTTTCTGTGCGTCTGCTGCACCACTAATAAGCTCTCCATCCTGTATTTCTCTGGTTACAGGATTAGACATCATTGTCGCAGTACCTTGAGCTACATCAATGTTTAAACTAGAAGTACCTTGTGCAGCATCAACCTGAGCTTCAGGTTTTATTTCACCAGTTACTGTAGGTGTAGCTGCTGTTTCTTTTGCTACCTGTTCTGCAGCAGTAGCTGCACCATAAGTTGCTGAAGGTGCATAAGTAGGTGTAGAAGCTTGAGTTACCCCATAAACTTGTGCCGCACCTACTGTTGGTGCATAAGTTCCAACTTGACCCGCACCCGCTGCTATGTTTTGATCAGCCGTAGGTGTCATATAAGATACGGTAGATTGCATTGGTTGCATAGTCTGACTTACAGCATCCCCAAACATAGGTGCAACATCTTTGTAATAACCAAACTGATTAAGGTTTTCAGAAGAATCATCATCTTTTTTAGAGCTATCACCACCTTCTTGTAGACCACGAACCATACCACCACGAGCCATAGCTTGTTGGTACATACCCATACGTGCAGCAGCACCAGGGTTTGCTTTAGCAAAGTCATTAAGTCCAGCTGTAGTCTTTGGTCCTTGATAACCTAAGAACTTAGTAGCCAGTTGGTACTGTGCGTTAAGGTTTACATCACCACCTTCAGCATAACCTACCATGCCACCTTGAGCCATCCTAGTATACCCTGGAGGTACATATGTCATAGGTTTTCCGTCTATCTCTGTGATTGGTATTTGTTGCCCACGTTGATTTTTATACATAACTGTTTGAGTTATACCTGTTGTACCACTGGAAGGTAGTTTTATGTTTTGTTCTACAGGTCCAGCTACATATTGAGGACTAAACTGTGTGGTAGATAGTGCTGCTTGTGCAGGAGTTGTATATGTAGGGGCCGCAGGGCTGTAGGGTGTAGGTGCATAATTAACACTACTTGTTTGTGTAGAAGGAGTAAATTCTGGTGAGGTATATGGAACAGTCTGTTGAACAGGCACAGCTACAGCGGCTTCAGTAGCTATACGTTGCTCTTCTGCTAACCTCGCTGCAGTTTCAGTAGCTATACGTTGCTCTTCTGCTAACCTTGCAGATTCTGCTTCAGCTGCCAGTCTTTGTTCTTCAGCAATCCTAGCCTCTTCCGCTGTTCTTGCTTTTTCAACAGCTATTCTAGCCGCTTCTTCTGCTGCCTTTGCTATACGTTGTTCTTCCGCTAGTTTTTCTTCCTCTGCTAATCTTGTTGTTTCTGCTTCTCTAGCCTCAACTACTTGAGCAGGATTGCTATAACTAGCATCACTAGCATAAAGATTAGCATCAGTATCGTTTAAGCCTTGTTGTGTAGCTGCATTATATCTAGCAAAAGTATTAGCTGGATCACCATTGTATCTATCTAACATACCAAAGGCTTCATCTAATGTATCAAAGTCTGTTGCAGCTACACCTAATTCTCCAGCAATATATTGATTAGGATTTAATCTAAATTTACCTTCAGGAGTAATAACAATAGAGGAACCTGCAGCATTACCGTATTTAGAATAACCTACCGTATTACCATCCTGACTTAAATCATAAGCTTGAAAACGGTTATTGTCTAAGTTAGTGTAGTCTTTTAATTGACCACCAAACATCGTTGATCTGTTTTGAGTGGTTGCCTGTGTTGTAGTAGCTGCGGGAGTTACTTTAGTATTAGCTTGAGAAGCTACCCCAGCTTTAGCTTGTGCTGCAGCTATCTGTCTATTAATATCTGCTACACTTGCTGAAGCATCACTTCCAGTAGTATCAATGTTATATACATTAAGAGTATCCCCCCTTATGAGAGATTGCTCGTACTCTTTTTGACGTTTAAAATCAGCAAGATCACCACTATCAATATTAAACGTTTTTCCGTATGCATCTGTAACTTGTACCATTATTATTTATCCATTCACTACTTCGTTTAAACCCCAGATCATAGCACCTGTACCACCTACAAATAGTATCACACCTACTGCTAAAGATATACCCCAGAACAATCTATCTCTAGCTTTGGCTTGTGCCTCTAGTGCTTCTTTGTGTCTTTGCCTAGCTGCAGCTTGCTCTTTTACGACAAGATCCCACATGCCAGGTGGTCCATATAGTTGACAAGCTGACCTTAGCTCATCCATACATTCTTTGTGCTTCATCTTAGCTTGGGCTATAGCAAAGCCCTCTTCTTCAGATGAGCTTAGTCTACCTAGTGGGCCTTTGTGTTGCCCTTTCTCAGCTAGTTGTATTTCACTGTCAAGCTTTGCAAGCTTACCAAAGTGAGGCAGTAAGTCTGCTACATCACTACCAGCTTTAACTGCAGAACTAACTGCACCAGCTATCTTAGTAACTGCACCTGCTAAAGCTAATACTTCTATCATTATGGCAAACCCTATTATTCATTACGAGATGCCATCTTTTCTACTGATGATCTTATTGCTTTTATGTTTTCGTCAATACGGGCAAGTGCTACTGCTTGACTTTGCACAGAGTCTTCTAACCTGCCCATACGTTGTTCTATTGCTACGATGTCTTCTCTGTTAGCTTCTATATCAGACATCATCATTGATACTGTCCATACGATAGCTGCCCCTTGAACAAGTAAGCCAAAGATCAGTGTAATCGGTACAGACTT